ATCAGATAGGGGTCGCCTACTTCTGGATGTGGCCAACCGAATACGGTATGTAGCTCTCTTGATGTTCGCACCGTTGTTGGAATATTGATTGGTCCCTTACTTGCGAAACCTACCAAACCAGCACGATGGAACGAATCTTCTGATGCGATAAAACTTAAATCTTTCTCAGTTATTCGAACAGAAGGACTAATTGTGTTCGATGGCGGAAATCCTCTTAAAATTGCCATATGTTTTTCTCCCTATAAGCTATTCTTGTATTTTTTTCGTCGAAATAAGGCCCAAACCCTCAACTCTATCAATATATTCCGTATGACTTTCATCTGTAATCACACGGACATTATGCCCCTTACCAACACCCGGAATATTCAAAGTTGTAAACGCCTTTGGTGCTTTCTTTGAACGCACAACCAGTTGTATGGGGCTTCTCAACTTGTTTGTAATTTCTATCATGGTGTCCAATCATCTACGGCCACTTCTAGCCTGTCTATAGATTCTGATATTTCTTCAACATTTAAGTTGTCATAAATATCTATCTTTGTTTTTAAAACAGCCTTGTTTCTTCTTATCGGCTGTGGTATATACGTCTCTGCTGTCATATTAACTTCAAACTTAATTACTCTAATATTTTCGTCGCCCGGTTCTATCTCAGCGTTGTTTGCTATCGAATCTATTTTCACGCCTGTTTCCCATGCAACTCCTCTAACTCGTATGTATGCCATAGGAGAAAATTTTGTTAGGATTTGTTCTAAAAGTTGGTTCATATCTTCTACATAAAGCGTCCATCCGTATAATGTGTACCCTACATCGACAGGTATACCCCTTGAAATTCCAAACACGGTGTCTCTTTCATATTTTTCATTTACAGTAAATCCCGGCTTATCATCGGTTCTTAGACTTCGTAAATAATCTGTAGCACGATGGTAAATATATCTGTCTTGATTAAAATCAAAAGAATTAGAATAAATAGCCAGCATAGGAAGTCTAATTCTGTCCACTACCAAACTATTGTCTTTTCTTACGTTTTGTTGTAAAACAGCGGCTACTGCTTTTTCTTGTGTCGCCCAAATAATTGGTACTGGATGAGCTTTACCATCCTCGTCTAAAACAACAATATTTCGAAATAAATCCATAACTGCTTCATCGCAACCTCTTATGGCTTTTGAATATCTATAAACTACGTTTCTATTTGGCTTTTCTACATCATTAACTATTTGACCTGTTTGCATTGGGTCGCATAAACGCTGCTCTCCAATACCAACTTTTTTATTGCTTATATCTGTAAGCCAACCATCATCTCTTGTGCCATTATCATCACAAAAAACATCAGGTGGGTTATCCATTATAGAGCCGGGGAGACTCTTATCTTGAGCACATGCATCAGCTAATGATTTTTTGTTTTGCGATCCCAAATTTACGAGTCGATTTTTTGCCATACAAATTATATAGTTTTAGTAGAATGAAAAAATATTATGTATATAAAGCAGGAGATAATTATTATGCTTGAATATAATATTTGGCTAGAAGTAAATCAGCAAAAAAAGAAATTACAACGATTAGCCAAAGACGGAAATGTAGATATTTCCAAACTTTCCATTGAAGAATTAATCATGGGCGTGAAAGTTGAAAAAGAACATAGTGGTAAAATGGGCAAAGATACAGATGTAACTGGTGGAGACCCTATAAAAGTATTAAAAATTGCAATTGCTCATTTAAGGGAACACCCCAAATATTATACCAAGTTAAAAAAAATAGAAGGTAAGCACTAAACAATTTTAAAGTCTGGTGCCTTCTGTGTTACATTTCCTTCTCCTGTTGTAACACTCTCTTGGAACTTTTGTGCTATGATTGTTAATCTCATCGCACCCCACAATTTAAATTCTCCTAAATTTCTTTGAATGATAACCCAATTTTCTCGTAGATGTGGAGTATAAAGACGAGAACCTATTTTAGGAGCATGTCCTACAGCGTCTAAGACAGCTTTGTAATTTAATTCAAATAGCATTTCATCTGGCGAATCTATACCAAACGCCCCTTGGTCATTCGTAGAAGAAATTGGCTCATAAGTACAATAAAGCTGAATTGGATTATTAGAGAAAATCTTACCACGGTCTTCCCAATAAATTGGGTCTACTGTACCTTCCTGAATAAAAACTTCATAATAGAAAATGGGGGAACCACCCATCTGTATTATTTCTTGGTCCCAAAGATTAAATAAATTTAATTCTGGGTTTTCAGGGTCAAATTGTTGAATGCTCCCAGCAGCTTGATATGGAGTCCCACAGGAATTAAGTAACATTTTTATCCCCTATTCTAAAGTAATTCTTGGCGTAATAGTTATTGTTCCTCCACCTGAAGGTATTGAGAACGGTGCTGCGTTGAATCTTTCAATCCATAATATCGTGGTACTTGCGTTGTCCAAAATATTATTTGTTACGTAATATCCGTAAACTGAAGAAGCTCCACCAAAATAGAATGACAAATCCACATTATATTCGGCAGTTGTTATGTCCGAAGCTTCGGTAATAACCCAGTTAGCAGGAGTAAGCTGAATGGGAGCATACAAATAATCTGTAACTTCTGTCAGGTCTGTTCTTACGATAGTTTCTGTGGGACTACTTATGGGAGCGGTATATAAACGATAATAGAAACCACCAGCAGGAATAGCTGTTTCTCCCAACATATATCCTAACAGATTCGCCTCTCCTTCAACTGGTGCAATTAAAGACATCTTTTTTATCCTTTCGTTTTATATACTACTAGTAACTACTTTAATCTAGCTAGAATATATATAAGTCTTATAGCTAAAAAGGATATAATGTGATTAAAAAGAAAGATGGGACAGTATATCGTCTTAATTCCCCTAATCCTCTTGTTTCAGACCAAGAATTTTGGGCGGAAAAAGATGAGTTTATAATACACAACTTTGATTGGGATAAAACCCTAACAGAGTTGGGAGATTTTTTGCCATCATTCCAACTTCAAAAACCTGAAGTAATAGACCCTGAAGCAATAGACCCTGAAGTAGAACCTGAAGTAGAACCTGAAGTAATAGACCCTAAATCATTTCCACTTCAAAAACCTGAAGTAATAGACCCTGAAGTAAAAGAACCCGAAGTAAAAGAAGAAAAACCTTTATATCTTAAGAATGTTGTTGTGATTCACTGCCAGCCAGTTATCATCAAAGAACATAAAGATGATTTATATGATGAATCATATAAAAAAAATCAGTATGGAGAAAAATTTACTTTTGAAGGAATCATAATACAGAGAGAAGATTTTATGATTCTCTTTTGGACTAATATAGAATTAACAAAAAACTCCATACTCTACCCTAGCAAATATAGGGATGGGGTAAAATTTGGTGATTATCGTTGGTGGAAAGTAAATGATATGAGAGAAAAATCTGGTGGATTTGTTGTTCAGGCAGTTGTTTCAGATTATCAACCAGATTTTACTTAATCTGTTTTAAAAATTTTAGGGGTTTCAACAGGGGATATTATTGACACATCTATCCCTTTTGTTTTTAATAAAGCTTTATGTTGATTTGTCGAAAGAATAAATCCGGCTTGGTATATTTCTATTAACATCATAGCAACCCGTCGATAATCATTCTCGTGACGAACAGAATCCGAAACTCTTTCTAATATTGTCCAATGCTTTTGAACTATATCTTTTGGCAACAATTGCATGACAAATTTTACCAGAGCTTCAGGATATGGATTTCTTCCTAAAGAATTCATTTTTTCTTCTTTTTACGTTTCTTTTTCTTCTTTTTATGGTATATCTCAGGACTGCCCCACCAATTAAAATCAGGGGAATGGGTGCCATCATAGATGGCACCTGTCCCCGCCATTTCATTCAGCCATTGTTTGAAACTTATCATTTTTAGACCTATGCTGCTCCCGCCTGCTCACCAGCTTTAGCAATCGCCGCCGCCAAAGCTTGAGATTGTAATACAGCATTAAGCTGTTTGGCTTTTGCCATTTCTTGCGGATTAGTTCTTAATTTTTCAATAAACCCTTGAGAAGAAACTCCTTGAGTAAACGCAGGGGCATTTATATAATCTTTTACATCATCTGGATGTCTAAACATATCAGCAGTTGGCAAATTAAAATCTACATCATGACTTATTTCAGGGGTCGCTTCTTCAGGAGAAGGTGCGGCCTGACGTTGTTGCTGTCCAGCTTGTGTTTGTTGTGTTTCTTCTCCAAAATCTGGTGCAAACATTGGTTTATAATGACCCTGTTTTACAGAATCAATAGTTTTTTGATTTTTTACGATTTGTGCTAACCACCGTTTCTCGTCGGCACCTCCAATATCTGGTGTTCCTCGAATTAGAGTTAAACCCTTTTTAGCCAGAATTCTATTTGACATAGTACGAGCATAGTTTTTGATAGCCGCCATGTCGTACTCACTTTCTTCTAAATCTTTTTCAAGAACATATTGAGACATAAAGTAAACTTCTAGCTCAGTTCTCACCTGAGATTCTTTAGCAATTTGTGAAATATTACCACCTTCTATATCCTTCTTTTTATCTTTTTGAATTCTGTCTGCTTTTGCCCACATCTCGCCAGATTGATAAGCAAAAGTTATTTTACCATCTTTTATTCCAGTAACAATTTTTCGTTCATCGTCGTCTTCATATTTTCCTCCTCCTCTAAGTGCATCGGCAGCATCAATATCGAACGTCCCGTATTTACTTTTGCCACTTTTCATAGGAGCATCTAAACTTTCTCCCCTTTTTGGTTTTCTTCTTGTACCATATCCCAAATCTAATTGGGCAACTTCTGCCACATAATTAGATGTTCTGCCCATAACCACCCTTTTTGCGTCTTGGTAACTCATCTCTATATGTTCAGAATCTCCTTCTTTAAGAGCTTCTGCAAAACTCACAAATGGGCCTTTTCCGTTTTGTTTTTTAATTAATCCTCTAACATTCATATACATAATAGATTTGCTTTCTCTAAGTCTATCTACATGTAAAGGATTATATTGACCCTCGGCAGTTTTAATGCCATGGTCTATTCCTTGCAAGATTATACTTTGTATTTCTGACCCATCTAATCCCATTACATTTGTGTTTTGAGGACTTATGGCTATGAAATATTTATCTATAAGAGCGGTATATTTAGCTCTGGTATATCCTATT